AACTTTAAACAAAGTTATCGATATAAATAGTTACTCAACTAAAAAAGGATTAAAAGGGGGGTTAGAACAAAGAGCAATTGCTATTGGAACACAAGGTTTGGCAGATGTTTTTTATTTACTTGATTTGATTTTTACTGAAGAAGAGGCAAAATTATTAAACAAACAAATCTTTGAAACGATATATTATGGTGCAATATACGAGAGCAATGATTTATGTAAAAAAAATAAATATAAACCATATAAATTCTTTAAAGGATCACCAATGTCGAAAAGAATATTTCAATTTGACATGTGGGGATTAACTGATGATAATTTATCAGGATATTGGGATTGGAATACATTAAAAGATGATGTAAAACAGTATGGTGTATGTAATTCATTATTTACCGCACAAATGCCTGTAGCGTCTTCAGCTAAGATTACAGGTTCATTTGAAATGACAGAACCCGCACATTCAGCATTATTTAATCGACGAGTTGTTGGTGGTGAAATAATGATTGTAAACAAATACTTAATTACTGATTTTGAAAAAATTGGGATATGGTCTGAAGATTTAAAAAATGAAATTATTATGAATGAAGGATCAATTAAAAATATTAATTTTAATAACTATTTAGATCCTGATGACAAAAATTATAATAAAAAAGTTAAAAGAATTGAACATTTAATACCTAAATACAAAACAATTTGGGAGATATCACAAAAAGAATTAATTAATATGGCGGCAGATAGAGCCCCATTTATTGATCAATCACAATCAATGAACATTTATATGTCAAGTCCTACATTATCTAAAATTACCTCATCACATTTCCATTCTTGGGAAAAAGGTTTAAAAACCCTTTGTTATTATGTAAGAACAAAAGCAATCTCAACGGGAGCTAAACATTTGGCGTTGGACACAAGTAAAAAAGAAAAAATAAATTTTAACTCAGAAGTACCAAAATTTGAACATGTAAATGAAGGTTTACCATTAAAACCGGATAGTTCAGAGTTTGAATGTTTTGGTTGTTCATCTTAAAATAAATCACTATTTAAATAAATCACGGCAAAAGTCGTGATTTTTTATTTTATATCTATTTAATCAAAAATTCTTAACCTTATATTTATTAGATATGGCAAATGGAATAACATATGGTTTAACTTTCCCGTTTAGGGATTCGTTCGTTGGTAGATATTTAGATACCTCTAATGATAGTGATGAAGAAATAAGAAGTAATCTTGTACACTTATTATTAAGTAAAAAAGGAACAAGATACTTTTTACCCGATTTTGGGTCTAGATTATACGAATATCTTTTTGAACCTTTAGACGGACCAACATTTAGTGAAATTGAAAATGAAATAAGGGATTCTGTTAGTAAATATATGCCAGGGATCTTAATAACAAACATTAAGATAACCGACGCATCAACAGAAGACCAAAATCAAGGAACATATGTGAATCAATATGGGGAAAAAGAATTTACGGTACCAAATATATCACAGTTAGAACATACCGCAAAAGTTAGAATTGATTACAAAAATACTAATAATGCATTTAATTCAAGTGATTTTTTAATTATTAATATTTAATAGTATATGGCAAATAAAAAAATATCTTACACAACTAGAGACTTCGCAGGAATAAGAACTGAATTAATAAACTTTACAAGATCTTATTATCCCGACTTAGTACAAAATTTTAATGATGCGGGAGTATTTTCGGTATTATTAGATTTAAACGCTGCGGTAACTGATAACTTACAATTTCAGATTGATAGAAGTATACAAGAAACAGTATTACAATACGCACAACAAAAGTCATCTATTTATAATATTGCCAAAACTTATGGTTTAAAAATACCTGGATCAAGACCTTCGGTTGCGTTAGTAGACTTTTCAATAACAGTTCCGGCTTTTGGGGATAGAGAAGATTTAAGATATTGCGGAGTTTTAAGAAGAGGGTCTCAGGTTAATGGGGCTGGACAACCATTTGAAACAGTATATGATATTGATTTTTCATCACCAACAAATGCCGAAGGATCACCAAACAGACTAAAAATTCCAAATTTTGATGCAAATAATAATATTACTAATTATACAATAACAAAAAGAGAGGTTATTGTTAATGGTATAACAAAAGTTTTTAAAAGAGTTATTACACCAAATGATGTAAAACCATTTTTTGAATTATTTTTACCTGAAAAAAATGTTTTAGGTATAACCAGTGTCTTACTTAAAGACGGGACACAATATACTTCTCCACCGGAGACACAAGAATTTATATCGTTATTAAATAGATGGTATGAAGTAAAGGCATTGGCGGAAGACAGAGTTTTTGTTGAAGACCCGACAAAACCATCAGATCAACCTGGAATTAAAGTTGGTAAATACATTGTTACAAATACTAAATTTATTAGTGAGTATACCCCAGAAGGTTATACTAAAATGACTTTTGGTGGTGGAAATGTTTCAGCTGATGAACAATTGAGAGAATTTGCAAGAGACGGTGTTGGATTTGATCTTAACAAATATGTTAATAATTTAGCTTTAGGTAGTGCATTAAAGCCAAATTCAACATTATTTATACAATATCGTGTTGGGGGAGGACAATCAACCAATTTAGGTGTTAACATTATTACACAGATTGGAACAGTTTCGTTTTTTGTTAACGGACCCTCAGAATCAATTAACTCAACGGTAGTTAATTCACTTAGAGTTAATAATGTTACCGCAGCAATTGGGGGAGCTAATCCACCAACAACTGAGGAAGTAAGACAATATGTATCTTATAATTTTTCCGCACAAAACAGAGCGGTTACAATAAATGATTATGAATCGGTATTAAGAACTATGCCGTCTCAATTCGGTGCACCGGGTAAAGTATCTATTGTTGAAGAAAATAATAAAATAAAAATTAAAATGTTATCCTACGACACTAATGGTAATCTAACAGAAGTTATTTCTAACACACTTAAAAGTAATGTTGCAAACTATCTATCAAATTATAGGATGATAAACGATTACATATCCGTTGAGACAGCTAATGTAATAGATTTAAGTGTTGATGTAGATGTTGTTTTAGACTCAAGTCAAAATCAAGGGTCAGTTGTTGCTAAAATTATTAATATTGTTACACAATATTTTAGTCCAACTGTTAGGGGGTTAGGTCAAAATGTTTATGTTTCTGAAATTAGAAGATTAATACAGAGTGAAAATGGTATTATTTCTGTTTCAGGAATATTCATTTATAATAAAGTTGGGGGACAATATTCATCTTCCCAAACTTCACAGGCGTATGAAGACCCATCAACAAAAATGATTAAATTAATTGCCGATACAATATTTGCAGAACCAACTCAAATATATCAAATTAGGTATCCAAACAAAGACATTACCGTTAATGTTCTTAATTTAAAAACAATTAATTTCTCTTGATAATTTATTTTTTGAATAAAAGAATTATTTTTTGAAAATAGGAAATAAACTATTTATCAAAAAAGAGTAATTAATGCCAAAATCATATAGAATACGAACTACTCCTGGTAGTGAAAAAACTATCAACATTCAATTGGAACAGGACTTTGAGTTTTTAGAGATATTATCTTTAAAAATCAATCAAGGCGAAATCTATAATAGAATGTGCTCCGATTATGGGGTAGTTGTTGGTAGAGTTATTGTTAATAATGGATTTGGAGTTCCAAACGCTAGAGTATCTGTTTTTATTCCTATTAGTGATTTAGATTTAGAAAATCCAATAATTTCTGAATTATATCCTTATAAAACAATTTCTGACATAAATGAAGATGGATATAGATATAACTTATTACCAAAAGAACCATCATATAATGGACACTCATCAACGGGAAATTTCCCAACAAAAAATGAAATTCTTACAGATCAATCATATGTTGAGGTATACGATAAATACTATAAATTTTCAGTAAGAACAAATGAAAGTGGTGATTACATGATATTTGGAGTACCAACAGGTACTCAAACAATATTAATGGACGTTGATTTATCTGATATTGGATGTTTTTCGTTATCACCACAAGATTTAATAGACATTGGTGTTGCGGTAGAGTCACAAGTTAATGGTTCTAGATTTAAAACATCAACAAATTTAAATGAATTACCGCAAATTGTTAGTTTAAATAAAATTATTGAGGTATCACCATTATGGGGTGAACCTGAAATTTGTTTATTAGGAATAACTAGATCTGACTTTGATTTGACGGCAAATCTAAATATTAATATACAACCAACAGCAGTATTTATGGGGTCATTAATTTCGACTACAAACGATGATGCGGTTAGAGTTAGTTGTACACCAAGAAATAATACAGGAAATTTATGTGAATTAGTTTCAGGTCCTGGAGAAATAGTAACAATTAGGCAAACTATTGGAGTTGACCAACTTGGTCGACCAATTCTTGAACCTTATGCGTTAGTTGAAGGTGGTAAGGTTATTGATTCAGACGGTACATTTTTAGTAAATGTTCCAATGAATTTAAATTATATTATAACCAATGAATTTGGGGAACAAGTTTTATCTAATGATCCTAATAAAGGTCTACCAACAAAAGGAAAATATAGATTTAAATTTAAATGGCAAAATGAACAAGGTTTACAAAACCCATTTCAAAGAGGACATTTTCTTGTTCCAAATATTAAAGAACACGGATGGATAACGCCATCAATTGACCCATTGATAAATTACCCAACTACATTACATACAATTATAATACCAAATGGTACGGTTACTTTTACATATCCTCTAAATAACACATCAACAGGTGGATTAGCTTTAGATAATAAAATTAACGTTGAAAGTTTTACAATTTTATTAAATGGTGTCCTATATTTTGGTGATTTAGAAAGTATTCCAATTACCGTTATTCCTACAATTTTAACAATAAATGTTGTTCCTATAAATCCCGGCACTCTAACCCAATTTAATTATACGTTTTATCAACAACCAACTTTTGATGCTTTAAGATCTTATGCTTTTAGTGTGGACTGGAATGATTATGGTGATAATACGACTACCACAGGTCAACAAATGATACAAGAGGCGATAGACTGTGAAGATAAGTTTTATGAATTTAATTATAATAAAGTTTATACCACCTCAATGTTTTTGGATAGGTATAAAAGAGGAGCTGGCAGAGCAAGACATTTAGGGATTAAAGAAATTGACGACAGAAGTTGTAAGTCTACAACTAACACATTTCCAGTTAATGATATAATTAAAAATTTTGACCCTTTATTTTTTACGTTTAATATAATACTTAATATATTAGCAATACCACTTATAATCATATTATGGTTGATGCATTTTATTGCATTTATTTGGCCTGTTTTAAAATATTTATTAATTGTTTTAGGACTTTATTTTGCTTATGAAGCGATATCAGATGGGATTCAATTAACAAATTGGATTATTTCATCGACTTCCACTGTTGCTGTTCCTGGAGGACCTGTATTTAGTGCAGGTGACATATTACAAATTGCTTTGTATTATACAAAACTTCTTTTTAAACTAGCCTTATCTTTATCTTTTGTTGCGTTTACCATAATTTATTTAATAAAAATAACGGATTTCCCAAGACTTGGATTACCAATGATGTCTTATCCAGAATGTACAAGTTGTGATTGTGATTGCGGAAACGCAGAAATTGATGATGATATTGATGCCAACTCTGTTAATGCTGATATTGCGGCACAACAAAGTGGGTTAGATGATTCTGGTTTAGAATATGCGCAGTCAACATCATTTATTGCTCCTATAAATTTATCGGGGTCATATAACGTAATGCACCCAAATTTTGAAAACTATCCAGAGGAAGACGCGGATGCAAATTCTAAGGGATATTTTTATTGTCCAACAAGTATTGGATTGGGTTTAGGACTGGCCCAATATAAATCATTAATAAATAGAGTTGTTGATCAACAGATAGATGGTGATGTTGTTTTATCTGCGGTAATTGATTTTAGAAGATTATTTTCAGGTACTGATATAATAACAACAGGAACTACAGATTTTAATAAATACCACGCACCACAACCATTCTTATTTGCTGCTGAAGAAAGTGGTGGATCTGATGAAAGATGGTTTGGGTATCCAACAAAAGAAACCTACCCACAAAAATTAAATGAGTTTAACACTAGAGATAAATATTTTGATACTACTGGTCCCGGTGGAGGACCAAATATAATAACCACTACGGTAAACCCTCAGTTGAGTGTTGCCCCATATAATTTAGGGACTCAACAATCATTTACAGATCAAATTATTGTTGTTTTAGCAAATGCCGGAACAGCACAAACTTTAGGAATAGGAGAACTTGTGACATTTCAGAGTCCTCTATTTAACAATGGACAACTAATCCCAAGAAACATAAATTTAACTGGTGCAACAACAAATATATTTGGTAATAACTCGGTAACAGGAACAACAATATTATCTGCAGCACCAAATACTACATCTAATGTTGTTCCAATTTCAAACACTATTACATATGCTAACCCAACCAACCCAAGTATGCCACTTTTTTCAACTATCAACATACTTCAAACTGGTGACACAATAACTGATATAAATAAAGATGATTATTTAAAATATCCAACAGATGTGGAGTATTTTCAAGTAATAACAGGAATTTCCATTTCTAATTTTAATTTATTAGATAATACTACAAATCCAAATTTATTTCCAAAAAAATATTTAAGACACGAAATTCAATATGTTATTGCTGATCCTTGTGATTTAACTTATTTCTTGCCGGTTCCTCCATACGTATTTCCTAGTTTTAATAACTCCAGCCCTATTATCCCACCAACTTTTGTTAACGGACAAACCTATAATAATGATAGTGGAATACCTTCGATACAGGCAAATAATTTTGATTGTCTCGCTTCATTATCTAATTCAGCAAATTATGAGGTGTTAATGTTTGTTAGAGGTGTTGATCCACATACCGAAAAACAAACAATAGAATATGATATATCAAAAATATTAGGATATACAACACCACAAGCAAATTTAAAAATAAGAGGTAAATATTATTTAAATCAACCAATAAAACCTGTTGGTCAAACACCATTGACACATAATACACCAACAAATACGTTCACCAATTTATATTTTCCTTCATTTACTTTTACAATAAATCCTAGTAATTATACAGGTTTCACGTCTACATTACCGTATTACTATTTATCAACAGATGAGACATCGTCAAACACATATGTTCCAGTATCAGGATTCCAACAAAAACAAGCTTTAGATATAAATCTTTATTTATTATCACCAATTAGTAATTTTACTTTACCTAGATTTCAAACAGACTATATAGGTGGAGGTCCTTTTATTGCTGCGTCTTTTAGTTATTCTTATTTTACAAATGGTGTTTTTTTAGGGTCAGTGTCGAATAAGACAGACTATGGTTGGCCAACTAATAATCTAAACGATCATTTTGCGTTATATTCTCCAGCTTATTTTACAGACCCTTCCTTGTTAGGTGTTAATTTTAATAATTCAAATAGAATTGTTATGAGAAGTGACAGATTACCTACATCCACTTGTATTGATCCCGCGCCTGGAAATAGAACTGGATATGCTTTACACCAAAACAATAAGTTCTGTTATTATAAAACTGACGGTGTTGGTGGTCAAAACACAAGTAATTTTGCTAGTATTTATGATGTTTCTGAACTTTTAGATCAATATAGTGGTAATACTGGATTAACTCAAACACTTACTTGTGATGGATTGGTTGCTTTAGATTGTTATTCGGGTAGTGGTACTAATGTGGGGGTAATCCCCGCTAACCAATGTTCTATTCCTGAAAATAGAGTAACTAAAGGTTGTTATTGTTTATTAAATAAAGATAATAGTGATAATAATAAACATTATTATTTAATAAGAGATGCGTTTAGAGATGATCGTAGATTGTTTATGGAATGGAAAACAAGATTTACATTAGTATTTGCTCTGTGTAGAGGAGTTTTTGCTCAAACTTTTCAAAATAATTGGATAAATGGTACATTATACATGCCAACTTTTAACAAAAGATCAATATATCCAACAAGCAACCTTACTAATATAACAACACCTAATTATGTCTATTGTAAAGATATTGTTGTTTATAATAATAACAGTAATAATTTCTATTATAGAAGTTCTCCTTGGAGTGATAACAATCAAGAATTTATTGGAAAAGAAATACCACAACCACCAAATTGGTTAACATTAAATTTTAAACCAGGGTATAATGATAAAAATATAATGTTCCCAACCACAATATTAGATATGGGACCAAGAGATTCATATATAAGTGAAATTTGTAATGACCCTAATTTTAAAGGGTATATGGCCGACCAGTTCAGATCAACAAGTTACAATGAAAATGGTGATATTATACAAATAGGATTTTTATCAAGAATACTAAACGCTAATTTTAGACAAGCACTAATACCTATTAGTACTGGTGGAAATGATAGTGAAGGAAAGGGTCTTATTCAGTTTTTCAATAGCAGTCGTGGTGGAGATAGAATTGATGGTGATTTTGCTCAATCATTATCTATCAATTCAGAACATAAAATTAATTCATTTATAGACGAAAACTATGGTAATTTGGATATATTTATTGGCGATGATGGACAGTCTCCTTCACCAAGTAAACCTGTTTTTGGTGTATTTTATAGATCATCCACAATTGAATATTATTACAGAAGACAATTAACACCTGGTATTGAAATTTATAACATTTCACCTTTATTACAAGATGCTTATGGTTATCCAAAAACTCAAGAAGTACCGCATTATAAATGGATTTTACAACCATCTAGTGTAATTTTTGGGTCGGAATCTAATAATTGGTGGACAAACCCCAATCAAAGTGGTGGGGTTGGATTTTTTAAGAAAGGATATCAAGATTTAGATTATAGTGTTGATCCTTATTTTTCAACACCTTCATTAATACCTGGAAATTCTTTACCACTATTACCCCAAGGGTTTATAACTAATTTTAATGCGTCAACAGGACTTCCGTCACCAATAATACCTGGTCAACCCCTTGCGGTAAACGGTAATCTTTATTTGGTTGGAGCACCTAGTCACTTTTATTTTGGTTTAAATAACGGAAAAACTGCGATGAATAGATTTATAAAAAAATATGTTAATTTTACTGAGATATAATGGGAGTAAATGATACAACAAAAATAGTTTTAGGTTCGTTAAGATATAAATCTTCACCAAATTCCGTATTATCGGTAAATGTTGATTTAAATCAAAATGAAAAAGAAATTATTGAATTTGATAGAAATGTAGATTTAGGTTTACAACAAGTTTTTATTGATGAAAGAGAATCAAGTACAATTTTTAGACCTGTAACAAAATATTCTATTATTTTTAAAAATGAGTATATAGGATCAACAAATTACGACCCATTTAAAAACAATTTATATTACACTAACTCTATTGAAAATACTTTATTAACATTTCCTGGAGGAAACCAACCACCAGCAATTCCTGTACCAAATGTTCCTTGGGACGGTCTTCCACAATACTTTGAATTTGATTTTATTAGAACGGATAATAATGTTGGTGGATATACTTCACCTCCAAATAACCATATTAATTTTGTGAATAAAAGTGCTAGTACATATAATTGGACACATTATGTTAGTTATGGATATAAAAATAACTATACTAAACAAATGTATGCTATTGATACAGAAACAACAGCAAGTTGGGTTTGGATGGTTTCAGATGGAATTCCATTTATAATTAATGTTGGTAATAATAATTTTGGACCAAACATTGAATTTAGATGTCCTATGAAACATGGGTTAAATGTTGGTGAGTTTGTAAAATTATCTTTAACATACAATGGAACTAATATATTTCAAATTAATAGTTTAGGGGACGGTGGTTTTGGTAGTGAAGAATTTATATTTAACATTTATAATATTGGTTATGTTGGTACAACATTTAATAACGGAAATACAGGAACATTTAAAAGAGTAATAAATAAAAGTAATGAAATTGAAACTACTTCAGAATATTATGTTAGGGTTCATAAAATATTAACAAATTCTGAAGACGCTGTAATGGTTAAAGCTGGGTTTGAACAAAATATATATAACGCAAAAAGTAAATTTGAAAATGCGGTGTTAACACCAAACAATCTTTCAAGAACATCAATTTTAGAAGGAAGTCAGTCTTATTCATTATCCTTTAATGTTGATATAGATATTAACCCTTTAAGAGATAATCAAAATAGACCAGTAAGTGAATTATTTTTTACAACTATATGGAAAGGGTATTTTGGGTGGACAAAAAAGTTAAAAGAAGGTTGGGATTTTAATTTATATTTAAATAACTCACTACCAAATCCTTGGTGGGATGTTTCCAATCCTTTATCGGAGACTTCAATTTTAACTAACACTTATAATAGTCTAACAACACCAATAGTGGGACCGTTTTTATACAATGAAAATCTTAAATCTGAAGATTTAATTGATGGTGATCATTGTGAATGGAATGATTATGAACAAACTGAAAGAGTAATATCTAAATACAACCATAAAATAACTTACAATCAAGCTTATTTTAGTTTGAATACTAATGCCCCACAAAATAATCAATTTGGGTATTTTTATAAACCACATGACCCAATTGTTTTAAGAAAATATTCATCATATGTTGAAGAGGGTGATCCATTAAAGGTAACTAACATTCCTGACTATTCATTTTACTCCAATTTATCAAATAGTTTTAGATGGAGAGATTTATATCCGTATGGTTTTATTGATAATGATGGAGTGGGGGTTGATTATCCATTTATAAATGGTAAACATTATCCCTTTGTAAATACGATTTTTAGAATAATACCTGAAGGAAGTAATGTTGGAGTTCAGAACATAAACGTAATAGCACCACCAACTACAGATGATTGTGAATAAATATAAAATAGTTTTACCTGAAAATAATCAGTATTTAAATATTCCATTAGAAATGAATTGGGATTTTCTTGGTAGAGACGATAGTATTGATGAATATCAAGAAAAAATGGTTAAAGAAGTTATTGGGGGGGTAAATGATTTTGAGATCTCAAGATTTTCTCACAATGAATATGTTGATAATTTAAATTTAATGAAAACAAATATAAATTATGAATTTTATTTTTATGACAATGTTTTACCAATAACATCGCCGTTAATAAATAATACAAATTGGAATAATAGTTATTTAGATGAAGGGTTTACTGTGGACGAAATTTATTTTTACCAAAAACCTTTTACTAAATCATTTTTTAAATTGGATTTATATGACACTACCGATGAAAAAACTCAAAATCTTTATTTATCAATAATATTACCTGTACAACAAGGGTTTACTCAACCGGTAACACTATCCTCATTATTATCAAATGTTGATATTAAAATACCAAAGTTTAGTTTAGATTTTATTGGAGATAAGGAAGGTTTTCATTTATATTGGTTAAGAAAACAAGATTATATTAATATTTCTGATTTTTATATGGGAGCTAAATTTTTTGATGCAAGATTGGGGGTTTACGTTAAAATGACAAATACTTCACAACCAAACATCGGAAATAAATTTACTTTTAATCCAAATGATTATTTTTATTATAAACTTAAGTTAGATTACACAAATAAAACTTATGAAGTTTATGCAACTTCAAATTTAACACAAAGAGTTGGGATAGACGGATTTCCAATTCAATGGTATGAATATGTAAACCCTTAATATGGAAGAACAAAAATATTATTTTAAAATATCTCCCGAAAATATTAAGAGGGACATCGTTGGTATTACCTACTTAGGTGATACTGAATACTCTTATTTTACTGATCCGTGTTGTTCAATTACTTCAGTAACCCCAACAACATTAACTGGATTTACTGGTGTGTACTCAGGTATGTCACAAATATTGTCAGGAGGAACAAATGGATATTCATTATTAACTCAACTATCGGTACCAATTCTATTAACAGAAGTGGCTACAGATATTGGTTATTACTCTATATTTGACGGAGCAATAATACAAAAAGAAGTTATTACTAACTTTTTATTTTCCGCAACAACAGGTAATCCATATACTTTTTACTTCTATAATACTTCAGACATTGAATTCAAAAAGTTTTTATCCGTATCAACTTATACTGTTGATTGGGGGGATGGATCCCCAATTCAAACAGTAACTTCACCAATTCAATATACCCATGTTTATCCTGTTGTTAATCAAACATACACAATTACCCTTAAATCTATATCACCATGGGGAATATCAATCATAACAAAAACTGTTACCGTTCCATTTACTAATGTGATTATTTTTAATCCTAATGGAGTTGCAACATTCACCCCTGCGGGAGGTAGTTGGGCAAATACATCATTTAATTATGATTATATTTTTACTGGTGATTCAAATACTAACATAAATGATTACATAAGTTCAAACTATACCACTGTACCATTTATTATAACAGGATATACACAATCAAATGTAAATGATTTAACATCATATGGTCCAACATATAATTTATACGGAGGTAAATTTAAAATAGGGATACAAGTTACCGGAACATCAGAATCTGTTGGAACTTATTGGGGTCCGGATCCAACAAACACATATACTGCATATACAATTAATGATATTCTTTACTATGATTATAATGATGGTACCACATTATACATTATTGATTCATCAGGATTTACACAAAACGATTTAATTTTATCTGCAATAACAAAAAATGAAGCGTTACTTAATGTAATTGACCAACCAGAAATACAAACTGATGTCTATATTGAGAGAGGTAAAAATTCGGGATTAGAAAGTATTGAAAGACTTGGAGAAGTTGATAATGTGGGAGATTTAGAAAAATATGGATATGGATTTTTTAATGTTGAAAAACAATGATTTTAAGTATTTATATTTAAACAATAAACAAATTTTAAAAACTAATAATTGTGGCTACAGGTAATTACGGAACAATAAGAAGCTCGGATGTAAGCCCTGATGACGTAGAAATAATTTTAAATTATACACCATCAAGAGACGAAACAGACAATTTTGTATTAACAAAATTAAACGCGAGTGCGATATTGAGACCATATTTTCATAACGGAACTACTGGTGGTAATAATAATGTTGAAATACTTGGGGGATTATATAATTTAAAATTACCCACAGATCAATTCAATCAACTTGGTATATATACGTTATATATAAGACCAGCAGAAATAAGAACTAAAATTTTAGATTGTGGAATATTGTCCGCTTTACCCAATGTTAAAGGTATTGTTGTTGATATAAATAATGTTCCTTCTAACTTTAAAAATAAATTTATTAATCAAGGTTTAGTTGGTTTTAGGGTTGAATATTTAAATTCTGATGGGACTAAAATTCCTAATTTTTTTAGAATTATAACCTCATCATTCTATTGTGAACCTGTTGTTGAAAATTTAACGAATACAAGTCAAAAGTCTATTAGATATAGGTATGTTGAATCATCAACAAATTTAATATTTTGTACTTTATCTCCATCGTCATCTCCAACAAATAAACCAAATGCAACCCCATTTATTGGACAACCGGATCAAAATATAATAATATCTAACACATACTTTAATCCAACAACAGTTGAAATTGAAATTGTTGAACACGATATTTCAACACTAGCAATTGCGTTATATGGTAATCAAACTAAATCTATGGATGATGGTATATATACCATATATGACAGTAACAACAATATTTATAAACAATACAATCTTTATGAAATTAGAGATCAATTTAATAACTTATTATATGAGGTAAGACAAGATAGGGGTATTAATATTGATTTTAGTAAAAACTTCTCAAATATAACTTCATAATGGCGACAAACAAATATAAATGTCCCCCTCAACCTGCCAGTGGTCAGGGTACCTTTTCAGACAACTTAGTTGGGTTCCAATTAGTTGACGGTGGAGGTTTTACGCAGGCAAATTTTGAGTTTACAACAAGCATTAGTGAAAAACAAGATAGGACATTTTCAATTGGATCGTTTTCTGAACCAATATCTTTAGATACGTTAAATATATCTAATATAGAAGAATCAAAAAAATTAATTGCCGATAATTTTAGAGTATATCCCAATTTTGATTTAAGTCAAGTTACTAATTTTACTATGTTTGGATCTTTAACCAAAAGGATGTCAACTTCAGTTACAAACATTATTAATTATTTTCCTGCAGCATTAGACATAAACAATGTACAAACTAATTTTGTTATATCTTTAACCGCACAAAACATTATTTATAATAGTGTTGAAGATGAAACATACTTTGAAATACCAATATCTGTTATTAGAAATCCGTTTAGTATTGATTATACTGTTAATGCCACTAGAAATATTGAATTAAGGGAAATATCTGTTTCATATTTAAGAAATTTTACGACACAGTATTTAAAATATTCACTGTTTTTAAATGATATTGAATACCCTATATCTGATTTTATCCCCGCACAAGTAACGGACACTGTTTTTAAAGTTTATGTTAATGGTGATCCGTTTTCTGGTAATACAACAACAAATAGTAATTTTATAATAAGACCAAAACAGTTATACGTTAATAAAGTATTTAATGAAAATTTAGATCAAGTTGAAAACTTTTTGTTGAATAGAAATATGGTTCCAATATATAGTTCATATTTTAACATACCAAAAGAAAATGATGACGGACAATTTTATTATACACAAGAAGTTGCAATATTTCCGTTAAATGGATCGTGGAATTTAGATATTATAACCCCCAAATTTACAAATTATTTAACAAAATTAAATTCTTTATCGGAAAGTATTGATTTATATAAAACAAACTTAATAACAAGATTTTTAACTGCTGATGCTATAAAAGAATTTGATACTTCAGACCAAAAAATACAAAAAGTATTACAGATATACGGTAGAAGTTTTGACGAAACAAGAAAATTTATTACGGCTCTTGCTAACATGAATTCTGTTAATTACAATATTAAAAATGATATTCCATCACAATTACTTAAAAATTTGGCACAAACACTTGGGTGGAATACAAACATCTCTCCAATAACAAACGATCAATTATTAAGTTCAGTTTTTAGTAATGGGAGTAATTCATTTACGGGTTTACCAATAGGTCAAACACCTGAAGAGTTAAATTATCAATATTTCAGAAATTTAATTTTAAATTCCGCTTTTTTATTTAAATCTAAAGGAACAAGAAAATCAATTGAAATATTATTAAGAATGGTTGGGGCTCCTGAAGCGTTAACAGAATTTAACGAATATATTTACCTTGCCGATCAAAAAATAAATTTGAGACAATTTGATATTCAGTACGCTCAAATATCTGGTGGAACATACTCACAGGAATTACCTGTTTTGGACACAAATGACTTGTTTTCAATTATGGGGGTACAATATACTGGATTTACAACAACCACAATCACTCAAGATATTAGTTTAACGAACAATGATTACCCTATTGATAGTTACGGTTTTCCAAGTATGCCAGTTCCAAACGACACATATTTCTTTCAAATTGGGGGAGGTTGGTTTGAATCAACACCACAACACAGAATGCCCGAAAAAGTTGATTTAACAAATAGTGTATTTACTGGATCCAACCCTAATTATCAAACAAAATTATTACCATTTAATTATGGGCAAGAATATTTAGAAAGATATCGTAGTTTTCCATACATGAATTTAGGGTTTAATCTTAAAAAAACGGTTGACAATAAAAAAAGTTGGATAAATAATGAAAAATTTTTAAGAAAAAACTTTGATGGTAACTTTAATGCTTATTATAAGGTATCTGACGATAGATTAGTTATAAATGTTAAAAATGTTGATTTATTTATGAATCCATCACAAGGATTGGTGTATGATGTGTGGACAATGTCTAGAAAATATAATTACCCAATTCCAGAACAAGGGTTAAGTTATATAGATCCAACATATTGTAATCCATACCCAAATGTTGAATATCCAAGTAGAGGGGGGATTGATTGGACCCAAATTATACCAAAACCAAAAGAAAAAACATTTTTTGAATTTGCCCAAACTTTTTGGAAAAATATGATAAATGTAAGAAACAGACAATTTAATACCGATGGAAAGACAAGTGGATATCCAACACTATCTTCAATTTATTGGAAATATTTGGAATCTGGAATGGCAATAAATATTCCTAATGATAATTTTAACTATCAAACAATGATTGACTATGTTAATGGTATGGGAGATTATTGGATAAGATTAGTTGAACAAATGATTCCAGCAACTACAATATGGAATACGGGAGTAAAATATGAAAACTCAATTTTTCATAGACAAAAATTTGTGTGGAGAAGACAAAGGGGTTGTGAAATTATACCAGTACCTTGTAAACCTTGTAAATTAATAACACAAATATTTTCATATGATTGTCCTATACAACAAACTGTTATTGGTCTATACCCTTGGGACACAAACCCAACAATAACTTCATTTGGGGCATTATTGGGTAGTTCATTAACCACATATGGAAATGATAATAATTTGGACATTAATAATGATTGTTTATTAAATACATTAGAGTCTGATTGGTATATCGATATTAGAATTGATGGTTCACCAATAATTATATACCCATTTTTTAATGGGGTTGGATTCTCAAACCCAACTTTAAGTACTCCAACAGAAAATAATTGGGTTGACAGTTTATATGACTCATTAACTAATTTACTTGATTATGGTTTATCTTATACTATTAATACTGATGATCAAACTATAACAATATACAATAATAACTGTTTACCATTGAATACCACCCAAAATTTTGAATTGAATGTGGGAATAAACTTTACTATCCTATGTAACCCATGAGTTGTGGACAAATAATATATAATCTTTATATCTCTGGTGATTGTACTAATACTAATGTTGGAGAAATTTACATTGAGATAACTGGTGGTACTTCACCCTACACTGTATATGAAATTTCCTCAACAGGTTTATTACCAACATCAGCATCCACAACAACTTATTATTTTAGTGGTATGTCTGCCGGCACATATAGTTTGGCAATCCAAGACTCGTGTATAAATCCAACTTTTGATACAATATACTTAAACATACCAATATCATCGGGAACATCTATAAGTGTTGAAAATGTAATAAATACAACTTGTGGTAATGATGATGGAGAAATAACATTTGGGTTTAATCCTTTTTATGGGTTTGGATCTGCATTGCTTTATGAAACAACAAACGGGTATATAAATAGTGGGTCAACACCAACTAGTGGAATAACCTTTTCAAATTTATCGGGAGGAACTTATTATATTGTTGGTGATGATGGTGCAGGGTGTAATGGAGTAAGTTCGAGCGTACCAATTTTATCATCAACAACTTTTTCTTACGGGTTTTATGTTGTTGACGATGCAAGTTGTAATGTTGCTTTTGGTTCGGGAAAAATATTTGTTACTGGACAAACAGGAGTTGGTCCTTATACATATGTTTGGAATGATGGACAAACAGGATCTACAGCAACTGGATTAACGGTTGGATATTACACTGTTACCGTAACAGATTCAAATGGATGTTCCGTTTCCGATAGTATTTCGGTTAATAATGTTCCGCCAATTGGAATATCTTCTTTTTTAACAACAGGAAGCACTTGTTTTAATAGTGATGGTGTGGTTGAAGTCACTGTTACTGGAGGGACAGCACCATTCTTTTTTTCTGGATCTAATGGGGATACAATAGTTACATTCTCAAACACATACACATTTCAAAATTTACCTTCAGGTATTTTAACCGTTACTGTTAAAGATGCTGGATTATGTAGTGATACTCAATCAACTTCGTTAACAACACCCAATGGATTTACTATTTCATCAATTAACACAACAAATTCTAATTGTGGTAATAATGGGTCAATAACAATAGTTGTTAATACTGGATCCCCTACGGGAACATTTACCTATACGTTACTGAATTCTTCCGGAAATACGGTTAATACAACAACTGTTGGTACTAACACAACTTTTAATAATTTACAATCAGACACATATACAATTTTGATTGATAATAATTCAGGATGTGTTTATACTGGAACCACAACAGTTACAAATGTTAATTTGTTTACAATAACTGCGGTTACAACTAATACCACATGTGGATTAAATAATGGTACCTTACAGATATTAACAACTAGTGGGGGTACATTACCATATACTTATCAAATTACTGGATACGCAATATCTCCAATTAATTTTTATAATAATTTACCTTTTGGGTTTTATAATGTTACCGTGACCGATGCAAATGGTTGTTCACAAACAACAACAGCATATGTTGGACCATCAAATTCCGTATTTTTTAATTTATTTGCAATACAACCTGTTAATGGAAATGATGGTGAAATAAGTTCTTTTTTAAGTAGTGGTTATCCACCTTTTACTTATAATTGGAGTTCAAATGTAAACTCACAAACTGGATCAACAGTAACTAATTTAAGTGCGGGAACATATACATTACAAGTTGTTGATAGTTCTGGATGTACACATACTAAATCAATTGTTTTATCAGGAACTATACTTTTAGGTAATTATCAAGTTTACAATATAAGTGACACTAATTTTGTTAATACTGGAATTGATGGTATGAGAGGAATAGGACAAATGTATAGTGAGGGATTTTTTGATTTAACATACAATGATTTAGGGTGTGTAATTAATGGTGCGGAATTTATTATTGAAACAAGTGTAAATGGGGTGATAAAACAAAACTTATTTTATACCTCAATAGGACTTTATGATTACCCAACAGATATTGAATGGATTAATATAATAAAATTAATGTTATTATCTTATCCGGATATTGGTGAAGTTGATATAGACATTGTTAAAAACAAAATAACTATTGTGAATGATTGTGAAGACATCAATAAAAGTTGTGTACCAACTAAATTTAATACGTTATCTGATGCAAAAGTTGTAATTAATTTAATAATAAATTATGATATTTCTTGTGTTGAATGTGATGTCCCTACACCAACACCATCCCAAACAAATACCCCAAATTTAACACCGACCCCAACACCGACCCCAACATTTGTAAATAAATGGATAGTTTCCGATTGTTGTGGATTAGTTTCAAATATTATTTTAATATTACCTTTAGGGACTATTGCGGGTCAATTATTAGTGTACAATAGTAATTGTTGGACCACAGTTTCAACAACTAATGGTACTGCAGTTGGTACCGCAACCCCATTTCTTTTTTCCAGTAATTGTCCAACGTGTATGGCATCATATCCATGTAGTGGGTAATATAAGTTTTTATATTAATTAACAATATTGACTTATTACACATATACTATATTTTAGTTATATGGAAGATATTATTTTTGTGTCCGCTCAACCTGATGTTCCTTATTTTCATTGGCAAATAAAACTTTATACTCATAACTTTATTGAAAAGGGAATCAATCCTTGTCAAATTCATGTTATTTTTGGATTAACTAATGGACAAACAGAACCTTCTAAGGGAGCGTTAGAACTATGTGATTACGGGTTTAATGTACATTTTTACATTGATGATAGAATAAGTAAAAATTATATCCCAAGTATCAAACCATATTTAATATCAAGATGGTTATTTGAATATCCTGAATATGGTAAAACTTTTTTCTTACATGATGCGGATATTATTTTTAGAGTATTACCCGATTTTAATAAATTAATGAATGATGATATTTCTTATTTATCGGATACAATTGGTTATATCGGATACAACTATATAATGGATTGTTGTAACAGATATGAAAAAGCACACCCAAAATCAGAAAAAGGTCAATTATTAAAAGAAATGGCAAATATTGTTGGAATAAACGTTGACATAATTAAAGATAACCAAGAAAACTCAGGTGGGGGTCAATATTTATTGAAAAATATGACATATAGTCTTTGGGAAAAAATATATTTGGATTGTTATCCTCTTTATAAACAAATGCATAGTTATCACAAAAGACACCCAATAAGTCCTGGTGAAATCCAATTTTGGACGGCAGAAATGTGGTCTTTATTGTGGAATTTATGGTTATTAAATTATGATACTAAAGTTGTTGATGATCTTAATTTTTCTTGGGCAACAGATAATTTAAAAGTATATGAAGAAAGACCTATTTTACATATGGCTGGAGTTACAGATAATTTAAAAAGTAATAAATTTTATAAAGGAGAATATATTACAATTGACCCTATTTTAAAACTTAAAGAAAACCCATCCCACTTTGATTATATTGAAATTAATAGTACAACAATAAAATATATTGAAGTAATGAAATCATTTATTCAAAAAACAATAAATTGATTATTTATATAGTAAAGAAATAACTTAAATGGTTTATCAAGTAATAAATAGTGGTTCGGTAATTTATAATAACTTTACGTTTACTGACGACAATAACGTTATTAAAGTGGTTGATTTATCACCTGGGGTTTCTTATTATATTAATGGTAATATTAGTGTTACAAACCCACTCTTATATATTAACTCACTTACAAAAGGAACAATAAGATATTGTTTTCAAAGTTGTTGTAATGATGATTCTTTTTATTTTGACGGACCACCTACATCAGTTTTTGGAAATTATTTAAATGGTGTTATAATTTATTTTAATGAGGCATTACTATCTTCAAATCCTAATAATTATAAATCTGGTTGTTATGAATTAGTTGGACGTGGTCTTTCCTCCACATATGACTGTAGTATAGTTGGATCTGAAAGTGTTACTTTAGTTCAGTTTAATGTTAATGAGTACAATAATTGTGATACCTGTGTTGTAGATAATAGTTGTTGTACTAATTATTTTGTAACTAATCAATCCTCACAAAACGTTAAGACAAAGATTGAATTTACTCCATGTTGTGATGAGGGAAAAAAATCACCATATAATATGCCTTACCAAACAGGTATTTCTATATGTAGCTCAACAGGAGTAAAAGTTTTATCGGGAGATATACAAATTATTAACAATGGTAAATGTACCCCTTGTACAATAACAACTACGACTAACCCGATTGTTACAACAACAACAACTTTTGCACCACCAAATCCACCAATTGAACCTAAAAACGAATGTGATGTTATAACAATTTTTCCTCTCGGTGTTGAATGTTTTACAGTTGACCCATTAACATCAAGTTCTTTTGACGGGTTAATTACTTTAGGTATAACAGGGGGGACTCCTCCTTATGAGGTTATTTGGGAAAACGGATCTATCTCACAATCTTTAAGTAATCTTGGGGTTGGAAAATATGATTCAATCGTTACTGATTATTACGGGGATTTTACGGCATATACCACTTGTGTTTTAGGGGTTGAAATACCAATTACAACAAGTACAACAACTTTTAATCCTTTACCGATATACGAAGATATCTGTCTTACAATTATAAGAGGAAATAAACAACAATCTTATGTTGAATATTATGAATTTCAATATAATGGGTACATTGATGATTACCCAACTTGGGAGGATACTATAAATAGTTTAGATATTGTATGGAATCTTAATGGTAATCAATGGCAAGTATCGGGTTGGACGGCGGGACAAATAATTAATATAAACAGTTCTACCCCACCATTATTTGGGTGGAATTCGATTGGAACATCATTACCTAATCAAATATTATCAATAACCGCAAATTTAGGATTATGTAATAAACTTAGTACTCCCAACTTAACAATAAGAGTTAATAGACCCGAATGTGGTTGTGATGGAAGTATATTATTAACTCCTTTTGGGGGAACACCACCATATGAGTATTCAATCAACGGAGGATCAACGTATCAACCTACAACAATATATAATAACTTATGTCAAGGATCATATATTGTTTATGTCAGAGATTCTTCAGGATTTACAAGTACTCAAACGGTTGTTTTACCTCCCCCAACTTCAAGTATAAACTATATTGTTACTATGTCTTACGCTTCTACTATATTTGGTACTAATGTGTTTAATGTAAATGTTTCTCCTTTATTACCAATTGGTGTAACGATTACTTTTGATGTAATTCATACTAACACATTTACCGTTGGACCATCAGCGGCAGCTGCCACTTATAACAACATAGCAACATTAAATGTTAATGGATCACCCGTCACCGCCACTAATCAATCAATAACTCCATTCTTACCACTTCCACAAACATTTCCTTGTCAAGCATCTTTTAAATATTCCACAACAAGACAATATAATTGGATTAATTTATCTATGACATCAGGAACTATTATAAACGGTTCTTATACTGATACAATATCTCCCGTTTTACCAACACCAAATTGTTTTATTGCAAACAGATACTACCACATTTATTTAAATAATGTAAAAATAAATAATAATTGCGATACGGTAAGAGTAGTTAATCCTTTAGGTGTGGGGATAAAAAAATAAATAAATAAATATTTATACATAAAATGTCATATATAATAAAAAATACATCAGGACTTGTTAACACCAGAATAACGGATACTGGCAGGTTAAAGATGTCACAAGGAAATTTTAATGTAAGTTATTTTCAGGTAGGGGATAGTGAAGTTTCTTATGATAAAGTTTCTGTTAGTTATAATCAAGTTAATAGTTTTGTCTTAACTCCACCGTTTGGAAGTCAAAATAGTGACGGAATACCACAATCAAATAAACAAAATGTTAAATACCCATATTATGTGGATAATATTGGGGGAAATACATACGGAATTCCATACATGGACTCAACAGTTGAGTCTGTATTTAATCGGGCTCCTTTAAGGGGGTTTTTTAGTGGTAACACAACCGCAAGTACAATTAATTGGAGTGCGTTAACAAGTAATAATTATGTTAAAACTTCTAATTATTTGGTAAATCCATTATCATTAAATGGTACTAATGAAATAACTTTAATTTATTCGGGATGTAACACATCTTCATTTGGAGGTTACGAGGTTGGTGATTTTATTACTATTTATTTTGATGGTTTAGGATGTGAAAATTGTTCATGTACCAATTTACCAACACCAACACCAACGGCATCACAAGGGTCCACACCCACACCTACTCCAACACCATCAGTAAGTAGTGGTTACATTAATTGTGAAAGTCCAACCCCAACACCCACCCCTACAAAAACAGAATGTTTGACACCAACACCAAGTAGACAATGTCCCGCACCACCTGACCCCGTTTGTTTGATGTCATTATATAGTTGTTATCCAATTTTAACTTATAGAATTATTGCAATTTGTGAAAATAAAGTAACATTAGATAGAACAACACCAGATTTTGGATTAATAAGTGACGAATGTTGTTTTAGAGCTTTAGTTTACCCTAAAAGTATGACAGATTTATATGATAGTATAACTCCAAGTCCACATTGGGGTGATGACGTTATTAATTACGAAACATTATGTGATGTTGATAATTTTGACGTTAAAATTTGGAACATGAATATTCCTTGGACCGAAAATCCTGCCGGATTATTACCAACACAACATGAAGATTATACTTATTTTGGATCTGTTAATTATATTGGTAGTAAAGAGTATTTTGGGTATAATTCAAACTTAGGACAGACATTTTACGTAAATTCAGTATTAAGTGCTGAAACTACTGACACTTATTATTATAATTCATTTGATGAGGTTATTAAAGTTGAACCTGAAGAACAAAAAACAATTGCAATTATTCATTATACAAACCAAACGATTGATTTCTTTTATGGTGAAAAATTTGCGTTAGAACCATACGACACATCTAATCCTAATAATACAACAGGTCAAGCTAGAAATTTTAAATTATATATACCATGGATTATGTGGCATAAAAATCCACAATGTTGTTTTGGATCTACTTTTTGGGTTGATCCACCTGATTTTGAAGATAAAAACTTATTTGAAGTTCATTATATGGAATCAAATCAAAATAATGATATGAATAATCCTGGGTTAAGATATTATCACTTATGGGACACACACCCAAACAATGATGGATTACCAAGTAGAATTGGTAAAGTATTTCCAGATAGTCAAACAATTATTATTGATGATGAAGAAATTGTCGCAGCGTTATCTTATAAATCAAATAGAAATTGGACATTACCCGCACCACAAGTTTCTTTAATAACTCCAAATATTTGTGATACTACCTCGGGAGAAATTAATGGTATATTAACAGGAAACAATGAAACTATGTATATTACATATAGAATTAGTAATGATTATGGTTTTACAAATTCATTACATTCTAATTATTATGTTAAAATTGTGGGTAATAATAATGATTGTTTTCCTGATACATCTAAAAATGTTGCAATAAGATTTGGGGGAGAATTTGGATGTTTGGTTGTTCCTGGATATAATCCAACAACAACAACAACTACATTTGGACCTATAACAACAACTACAACACTTAATCCTATTGTTACGACAACTACAACAATATGTCCTACCTGTGATATTCCAAATGGATTTTATGGGACTAAATTTGAAGTATTGGCACAAAAAGTACCTACAGGGACAAGACCAGATTCTTCAAAATGGAAATTAATTGATTTTACTAATACTATAAGTGGACAAACAATTAATGGTTATCTTACTGAAGATGCATTAACAGGAACTACATTTATTGTTACTGAATCGTTATATAATTCGGCACCATTCTATGATTTAAATCAATATATTAATTTAACCCCTATTGGTAATGTTGGACCAAAATTAAATTTTGGAGATGAGTATTATTTCTACGGAGGTATTGAAACTGATATACAAGCAACAATATATGAAATGATGTATAAGATTAATTTAAATTATACTGAATTTCAAAAAACATCAAATCCAACTTGGAAATCAGGAACTAATTCTTATATTACTGAAATAGCGTTGTTAGATGATAAAAAAGACGTATTAGTTGTCTCAAAGTTACAATCTCCTGTTTTAAGACAAGGAATTCAACAATTCTTAGTTAAGTTTGATTTATAACAAAAACTTTAGTTTTACAACGATATAGTTATATTATAATTAAAAATAAGTTTATGCGAACATCAATTAAAAATTCACCTAAAGTCTTAGGGTTAGACATTTCCACTAAAACAATAGGTTGGGCACTTTTTGATATTAAATCACAAGAATTACTAGAATTAACTCATGTATCCCCGAGACCAAAAAATAAAGATACGGAAGAAAATAAAATGTTAGAATTAATATTAAAATCTGAAGTATTTAAAACTAAATTGGAAGGATATAAAAATTTAGGGATTGTTAGTGTTATAATTGAAGAACCATTATTAAACTCAAACAATGTTTATACTATTCAAACTTTACTAAGATTTAATACATTAATATGTAAAACAATTTATGATATGATAGGTATTGTTCCTGAATTCATATCTACATATAACTCAAGAAAATTTGCGTTTCCTGAATTAGTAAAAGAAAACGATAAAAAAAAACATGTTTTATTTGGAGGACTTCCTAAAGATATAGACAAAAAAATGATTATTTGGGATTTAGTTGCAAAAAAAGAACCCCAAATACAATGGCATTACACTAAAAACAATACTTTAAAGAAAGAAAATTTTGACCAAACAGATGCTTATGCGTGTGTTTTAGGTTATATGAAAAGTAAAAAAATTTGGGATTAATATCGTTTAATTTAACGATAATTTGAAATATCGTCTTTTTAGACGATTTTTTTATGGACAAACAATCACATTTATAATAGTTCCATTCACGTCAACCTGGACTGCATATATTACAACTCCAGGATTTGACACACTAGAAATGGCAATCCAGTTGTTTGCTTGTCCACTCACAGGTAAACCAGTTGAATTATTAATCAATGAAGTTGATGTTGTTGGAATTGGCATTGAGGTTGCCCAATCACCACCACTAAATGATGAGTAATTTGAACAAGCCAAATCTGGTGCTGTAAACCAACTTGCACCTCCAGTCCATAAAAATGAAACACTACTTGGGGTTGGAGTTAAAGTTTTGGTTATAGAAGGCGTTGGTGTTGGAGTTCTTGTTGGTGTTGGCGTAAGATAATTAGTTGGTGTTGGTGTTGGGGTATTACATAATAATCCAGTTACAGAAACAAAAACATTAGAATATTGATCAACAATAGGCGTGCTTATTGAACAAATTATTATACCAGATCCACCATTAACTGTTCCTGAAATCTCAAGACCAGTATTACAATCAATATAAGTAAAATTTCCTTCAGTTATTGGGTCATTATTTTGAACATAAAACTGAAAGCAATTGTTTGAGTAACAGCAATTATCAATAATGTCAATTGTACAGTTTCCACTACTCAATGTTGGAGTTGTTTTTGAACAGATTATAATGACTTCATTAATTGTTGTACCAAACTCTGCAGGGGTTCTTGTTACTACAGTATTTGACAAACAATCAGTATATGTGATATTTGAAGTTTCACCTTCGTTGTTAAAATCAAACAGTTTAAATTGGTTACATGGACATATACTACTAGGTGTTGGTGTTGGAGTAGGAGTACTGGTAGGTGTTTTAGTTATTGGAATACACTCCAAACATTTTCCTTGACTTGATGGTCCATATTCTGTTGTAATTAACACATTATCGATTCCACTTACGTAATCTACAATTTCAGTAAAAATGAAACATGAACTCACACCATTTATAAAACCACCATAAACGTCACCAAGTATCAAAGGATATCCATTAGAATCGAATATTGACTGGCTTGTAAAGAAATCCGCACCAGAAAAACAGTCTTCAAACTTTTTACTATTTGCACATGTTATCCTACCGTCAACATTGTTGAATTTGGCAACACCACCAAAATTACACGGTCTTGTTTGTTCTAATGAAACAGTTGGGGTAACAGTAATGGTAGGTGTTGGTGTAGGTGTAAAACCAGTTATTGAGGCATTTACAGAGACACCACCACAGACATTTGTTGAACTTGGTGTTATTGTAACGGTTGGTGTGACAGTCATTGTTGGTGTGACAGTTGGGGTAACAGGGACATCACAATCAAAGATTGCATCAAAGTCTATCAAACAAGAAGGTGCTGAGGTGGGACTTGGAGTAGGAGTTACACAAATACCAGAATATAGATAAATTGAATATATGTCCGGACAATCATTAACAGAAGGAGCCGGACCGAATAAGGTACAAGGACCACCCAGAGTAGTTGATACACACCATTGAGTAAAACCAGTTGAATAATAAATGAAATAACCATTAGTTACTCCGCTATAAGAATCAAAGCCATCGTAAGTTCCTATAATTTCATATGAGTCATCATATAATGAAGAAGTACCACTGATACAAAAATCTGAAGAAGAACAACTCATAGGGATAAAGTTTGAGTTACTATACAATCATTATCATCAACCAACTTTAATTCGTATGTCGTTAAAGTTGATAAAATCGAAGGTACAGTAAATGTATAAGGAATTTGAGAATTTGTGATTGTACTAATATAAACACAAGTTGTAATTGGTGAATCACATATATATACATCAAATGGATCGTTTCCTGTTGCGGTATTAATAGTTACGTT